GCTAAAGCCGCCATGATTTCAGCTTCAATATCAATACCTTGTTGTGCTTGTGCATCCTGAGCTGATTCAAATGTCCAACGAGCTGATAGCTTACGTGTTTTAGCTTCAACTGTTTGCTTTAGAATCTGGATGCTCATTTTGTTACCAGCGGCTCCTTCAAGTGCGCTTGTTGTAGACGCCTTGTCGGTTGCTCCACCACCTGAGTAACCAACACCAATGTTAAATGGTGATAGTGCTTCTTCACCAGCTGTCACATCGTCTTGTGAGTCAGCATAGCGTACTCTTAGTGTATGGATCTGGCCTACTGGACCAGTCATTGGCTGAACGCCAACTAGTTCGTTTGCGATGACCGTAGGCATCACACGTCTGATTACCGGAAGGATAACTCTATTAAGTGTAGCAACATTACCTGCTGAAGTAGCGCCAGCGGTTGCAGCCTCTGCCAAGTACTTCTTTGTGTTTTCAAGAGTAACACCCATTGTCGCTTTCTTGTTGCCATCTAGGCCTTCAAGTAGTGCGCTTTTGGTATCCTGCCAGCGACTTTCTAATAGTTCTGACATCATTTTCTCCTTAGTTTAAACCCGCAAGTCTACGGATGTCTACAACGTTTGTAGCATCGGTGCTTACGTTCATGTCATTTTCTTGTTTATTGCCTGTAATTTGTGTGCCTTCGGTAATGATTGCCTTGGTCTCCTTCGCTGGTGTGTCTCCTGCAATAACGCTAGGCATGTACTTGTCAAACTGCTTTTGTAGCTTGTCTGTCTGTACAGATTCCAGCAAGTCGGTCATGATCTCTTTTTGCTTCTTGTTAAGAGGCGTAAGTAGCTCATTCATAACTTCTTTTCTTCTAGCAGAATCTTTAGCCATTTTAATTTCAGCATCTCTGCTTTCTACTAACTTTGACTTTTCTGTAGCTTCTGCTTTAGCTTCAGCTAATTGCTTATCTTTCAACTCAACAACTTGTAGTAGTTTTGCTGTTTCAGATTTTTCATTGAGGTAGCTGTTTGAATATTCGTTAGCAAATGCTTCGAATAACTTACGACCGAAGTCGTTTTGACGAGCTGAGTCAATGTCTTCCTTCAGTTGAGTAATTTCTTTTGTAAGTCCTTTTTCAACTGATTCTGCAACAATTTTAGTTGCGCTGGAGATAAACTGTTGTTTAACTTTAGCTAGATGTTCTTTAGCTTCACGTACTAAACGTACCTTTGTGTCAGCTAAGTCTTTTTTGTCTTCGTAAAATTCTGCGATTTCATTTGACAGTGAATCTACAATGAACTCTTCAAGTTTAGCAAACTTTGAAGCCATTGCTTTTTGATCTTCGTGAAGCTCACCAATTTCTGATGTAAGCTGATCTACAACAAAAGTCTTTAGCAGGTCTGTGTTTTCACGCATAGCTACAGCATACTTTGCTCTTGCTTCTGCTAGTTTGTTGCGGTCATCAGCAAATTCATTAATCTCAGCGGCAAGTCTTTCTTCAAGCATTGTGTCAATAGCTTCTACCATTGTCTGCTTGTCATGCTCGTACTTCTGAGCAAACTCTTCGCGAAGTTCCGCAGTGACTGCCATTTTATTCTCACGAACTTTGGCATCCCATGCTTCTTCGATTTCCTGTCTGATGTCTTCTGAAATAGCATTATTTTCAAAGAGTGCTTTCAGTGCATCTAACATTTTTTTCTCCTAGTTAAGACCGTTGATAATGTTAACCAACGATTCCTTTAGATATTTTTGTGCCTTGTTGTCGTCTTTTAATTCGCGAGCCATGTTGAATGCCTTATACCCACCACGAGTATTCATTAAGTGTTCGTAAATAGGAGTTGGATACGCTCCCGGAGCACTTGGTTGTGCGACGGCATCAACAGTAATAATTTCAAACTCGCTGACTTCGCCGCTTCCATCTTCTTTGACGTTACCCGAACCCCTAGATGAAACACCTAGTTTAACTCCGCTTTCAAGCATTGTTTTAACTAGCTGTCCCATTGGGGTTGGAATAACTTTCAATTTTCCATAACCATTTGGTCCGTCCATCCACATTTCTGTGATCATGTGTGAAACACGGTCAAGGTTAATATTGAGTCCTTCAGGATGATCAACTTCACCTAATACACTATACCCACCTTTGATCTGATCGTTGAGCGTATTGACAGCCCTACTGATCTCAGTTACAGGATATACACGTTGGTTTGCGTTCCTCACACCACCTTGAATGCAGATACCTTTGAGATACAGGTCCTTACCACCTGTATCATTTTCAGTAGTCTCCACGACCATCTTTGCTTGGTCGAATGATAGTGTTTCAGTTAAGTTTAACATCTAACGTCCTCAATTAGCTACCGATTACAGAATCTGTATCAGCACCTGTTTCGCCTGCGCCTTTTTTCTCAGCGCCGTGGCCTTTAGCGTTTGACATTGACTTTGATGCTTTACCGCCCGGTACGTTTACGTTACCAGCATTATCTTCTTTTGCTGACATCGCTGAACCGCTTGTTGAGCCTTCTCCGCCTGCTACGATGTTGCTTGCTGTTCCACCCATATCATTTTTACCTGCTACTGGTGATTTAGCTTTGTTATCTTCGCCTTTTGGCTGCATAACTTTTTCAACATATTCGCGCATTTGCTCACCTTCTGATTTTTTACCTTCAAAAGCTGGCATTTCGTCTGCTACGCTAAGTTCAGAAGCATCAAATGCTTCTTCTTCTGCTTCTTCATCATCTCCATCCATGTCCATGTCAGCGGCATCATCGTCGCCTTCATCGTCATCTTTGTCAGACATCATTTTTTCAAATTCTGCTTTTAGATCATCAAGAGCATCTTCTAGGTCAACTACACGGTCTTCCATGTCGTCGTCACCCATTTCTTCGCCATCATCATCAGCGTCCATGTCGCCCATCATATCGTCTGTTGGGTCCATTTCTGCTTCTGGAGCAAATTCTGGAGTCATTTCTTCGACTTCCTCATCTGAAGCTTCTTCGACTTCTTCGTCGCTTGCTTCATCAACTTCTTCGTCAGTAGCTTCGTCAACTTCTTCATCTGTTGCTTCATCTACTTCTTCGTCAGTAGCTTCATCTACTTCTTCTTCTGTACCTTCTTCTACGTCCTCGTCAGTAGCTTCGTCTACTTCAAGATCCTTTGCTTCGTCTTCTAGCATTTTTTCGTAGATAGAACGTGATTTTTCGATTACAAATTCGTGGAATAATGAATCGGCGCCTGCGCGATCATTATTGACTAGTTTTTCGAGCATTTGCTCGAGTTTGCTTTGGTCTGCCATTATTTTCTCCTATAATTGTTTTATTGGTAAGGCTGTCTAGTAGTATTTACATTTTGCGTAAAAAACTACGGTAAAACGGCGTCAAAACGAGTCATTTTGACTGCAAACCGTTTAAAAATCGTAATATCTTTTAAATTCAGTGACAGTCATGTGTGAAAGATTGCTATGTTTTTGTAGGTGTTTAGGGATAAAGTCATCATCGTCTGCTACAACACGTACATACTGTGTATGTCCATGTCCTGTTAATGTTGACGCTGTTTGACGTTCCCAGTTACCAAAATACGTAGCGGCTTCGCCTGTCTTTTTATAATTTGGTGTGCCTGAATAGAGGTTGTTTACTCTAGTTCTATTACCACTGTCGTCTTTGAGTCCATGATAATCAAAACCAAGAATATAAATTGTATCGTGTTTGTGAGTGCTTGCTAACCATAATGCTGTTGGACCACTGCTCCATCCTTTGCTAGGAGAGAAATAATTAAATCCTTCAAACCCTCTATACTGCTTGTTAGGATTTGTCCAAACTTCATTTGTCATTTGGTAACGTGTTTTGTTTACTTCTAGTATCATTTTAACATCAACGCATACTAGATAGTCAGGAGCAAACTCTCTGTAAAGAGCATTACACCCGTAGATTTTTCCAAATTTTTGTAAGTGAGATAAGTCTAAACCTTTACGGCTATGTCCGTTGCCGACTACAAAAGCTACTGTCATTTATAACCTCATACTTCAGGTTGTGCTTGTATTCCGTACATTTGTCTAATAAACACTAGTTCTGTTTCTTTTTCTTCAGTGTGTAGTTCTGCCATTGTACGTGCTTTATTAATTTGACGTAGAGTTAAACGTGTTTTGCGTGTGTCATCACGATTTACAATGCTTTCGTCGCTGGCGGCATCGTAAGTTTTATCCTCTACTGGCTCTACAGTGTTTTTATCAAAATAGAAAAATTCTCTTAGTATCATATTATTATTTATTCCGTTGGCTCTGGTTGAGCTTCTGCTCCTGCTGTAGCATCTGTACTACCTGTTTCAGATGATGGTTCAACTGTAGGATCTGTTGTATCATCTAATTCGTCAACACCTGCGTCTAGATCTGCTTCCATTCCTGCTCCGCTTACTCCTGCGCCACGCATTTCAGCACTTGCGTCTGTTGGTGGAAGATTTAGATTCTCATCATTTTCTTCTCTCCACATACGTTCATTCTCTGCTACTTCAGCATCTGTTAATCCTAAGAAACGCTTCATAGCATATCTGTTGCTAACAAAAGGAATAGCTTGGATTTGAGCAAAAGTACCAATACGCTGATTGTCTAGTTCGCTTTGTCTGTAACTAGCAAAGTTTTGTGGCGGTTGGAATGTAATGTCAAACATTGAAATATCAATGTTTACACCTTTTTCTAGTAGGTACTTTTTAAATTCTTGATTGAATACTTCTACTACTAGATTCTGTAAACGTTCGCAGTATTTGTTGAAGCGCAGTTCTTGGATATAAGCAGTTCCTACTCTGCCATCGTTGAATTGTGTTTGTCCTTCATCCTGTGCCGCACTTGGCAGATATGAACTTGGAATACGTAAACCTCTAACCAACTTGTTAGTAAAGTATTTCAAATCATCAATTTCACCAAGGTTAGTACCACCTGGTAGTGTTTCAACTTTTGATCCTCTACCTTCAGCAGTTTGCGGGAAGAAGTAATCTTCGTTTGTTGACAAGGGGTTGTAAGCACTATCGATTACACTAGTGCCTCCACCAGTTTTGCTAGGAATACGTCTCTGATGGATTTCTGTTTTCACACGTTCTACGAACTGCATGGCCAAGTGACTTGGCATGTTACCTACATCAACATAGAAAACTCTTCTTTCAGGCGCTCTCTGTGTTCTATAAATGATGATAGCATCTTCTAATAACTCTTTTTGTTTGTATACTTTAAAGATACTTTCTAGTAGTGAATTACCGAACGGAGCGTTGTTGTCTAGCCCTTCAGACAAACTCAAGTGGATCATGTGTTCTGCTTTCACAGCATGTTCTTTGGTTTTGTCATGTCCGCCAAAGCGCGAGCCAGACTGTTGTTGACTGTTACCAACCATACCCCTTACGCCACCTGTGAGATAACCATCACCTCCTCCAGTCACGTTGCCATTGGTAGTATAAGGGGTAGTTGCTACTTTATCAACAAAGTTAAAATTAATATTCTTTACAATATACTGTTCAGGGCGTTTGCCTTCTGATTCATTAACAATGATACTAGAAATGTTAGCAGGGTCTACATAGTACCATACTTTTGTTTCTGGATCACGCATAAAGAAAGCATCACCGTATTTGAATACATTTCTAATAATACGGAACATGCGTGTGCTAAAGTCATTTAGTTTAGTCCACTGCTGTAGATACTGTTCAATAATTTTGATTTCAGTATTTGTAGCATTTTCTTTAAAATCAGTTGTAAACGCTGTTTTGTTAATTGGATTCTGTTGTGTACAAAATTCTGCTAGGATGTCTAGTGCGGCATTTACCTCACTGTCCATATCCATTACATTATATTGTCCATATCGTTCAACACGATTTGGTGCGCCTGTGTACACATCAGGCAAAAAACTGCTGTAGTTTGATCTAGCAGGACCTGGTTGGTTACCTGTCATAGACAAAGGACTGCTAGAAGAAGCAGTGTCAACAGGTGTAAAGTATCTCTTCCAACTCATTTATTATCCTATCATGTTACCATCTAATTTTTTAAGTATAGAATTACTTTTTTGAATTAGATCTCTCATTTCAG